GTAAAATTTGTATTTGTTTTAGCCATACTTGCCATAACTTCAAAACCTCCAGCAAATGTAGTGGCATAATTACCAGTTCCTATATTCCATGTTGGAGAAAAATAAACACTAATGAAATAGAACTTACACCAGAATTTGATGAAGTTCCAGCAACTTGTTGTGTTACTATAATTTTGAGTCGAATACTTCCTCTAAATTGTCTATACATATGTGAACCCCAAGTCATTAAACCTTTTGCAATATATGCTGTATCTGTACTAGTACTAATTTTAAATATATCACTTAAAGGGAAAAACCAATAATTTCCAGAAGCTAAAAACATACCTCCTGTTAAATTTACTTCGCTATAATAAACAGGTTGATACTTTTTCAAAAATTCTTTAACGGATTTATAATGATCATCAAACTGTATAACTTCAATTGGAGTTATTGCCTTTGTCGGAGCAACAACTTCATCTGTAGCTAAAACTGTAGAAGTTTCAGCTGTATTAAGTGGTGTCACATTAGTTTCATAAACTTTTGTCGATTGAGTTGTAATTTTGCTTAATGGTCTCTTAATTACATCAAAACTTTCTTCTATCATTGATAAAGCTGGTAATGAATAAGGAACAAAATTATTATTTAATCCTAAGATATTAACTTCATAATCATCAGCTCCAGCTATAAAAGTGTTTATTTGAACAGTTGTAGGTATGGCATCTGGTGCTATTAAAGGATTCATAACAAATAAAGACATAGTTCCTATAACTGTATCAAATCCTGCAACATTAGAAACAGGCATATTTTTAAAAGGAGTAGTTGAAACATAAGGTACTGTGAATTCAAATTCATTTGTACCTTGATTTATTTCCATAGCTACACCATATTGTGATGTAGATAATAAAATATCAGTAACTGGTGTTAAAGATCCAAAATTAAACGCTAACCATAATTTACCAGTTTGAAATGATGTTGCACAAATTTGAAATTTATAAGTAAAACCTCCTCTCCAAAATTCAAATGGATAGGATAAATAAGAAATAAGTGGTAAAGTATTAGGTCCATAAGTTAAACTAGTAAGATGTGGAAATGGACAAATATAATAACTAACTAAAGGTACCCCATAAGCTTGAGATGTACTCCAAGTAAAAGTTTCTAAATAAGTATATCTTTTCTTTAAATAATCAAAAGACATTTCATCATTTGTTGTTGCAAAAGTTTCGGCTGTACTTAATTGAAGAGCCGAAGGATAAATATTCAATTTTTCCAAATACTCTGGTCCAGTGGCATAATTTAAACATCCTATCATTTTAACATTAGTATTAGGTTGATAAATAGGAACAGAAGGTTTATCCATAGCTAAAGGTATTTCAGCACTAGGACTTATTTCATCACCTCTCATATCTATAGGCATTGATACTTCAGTTGCTTTACTAATATTATTATTAATAGTAAACTGTTTATTACCTTGAGTTGTTAACGTAGCAGAAGTACTAACACGTGGAACTTTAAATTGGTTATTTAAAAATTGAGTAAAGACTGAAACATTAACAGAAGTTGTAGCTCCTTCTCCATAAGTAAGAGCATTTAAGGGAAAAATATATAACCATCCCAAAGAGCTTATTGGTGTAGAAGCACCACTATAGAGTAAATTAAGATAACCTTGTTGATTGTTAAAAGGTATAACCATTTCAGCAGTCGTATTGGCATTAGCAAATAAATAAACACATTGATTCACACTCATTGAAGTAAAATAAGGTAATAAATTACTTTCAATAAAAAGTGGATCTGATAAAGGAACAAAACATGCTACTAAAATGCCTTGATGCATAGGAGTGGCTGTAACTTGAAAATTTAATTTAATATCACCTCTCCAATAAATAAATGAATTAAAAGGATTAGCTGTAATTGAATTTTGTATTAAATCCTGTGGAATTTGATATTTCTTAATATAGGTAAAAGGAGTAGTAGCTTGAGTCCAATTTAAAGTTGAAACAAAAGTTGGTCTATAAACCATTTTAGTAAGGTCCCAAGTAGGTTCCTTTATCATGATATCAGATTGTTTATGTTGTTGATTATAACCTATTCGTTCACTATGACTAGTAGATTGTCTATTTGTCAAAATAACACCTGCTATATCTTCATTATCAGTAACCTTATCAGGATTACTTGTTTTCTTTAAATTTATCGAGGTTGATTGAGTTTCAAGATTTTGTTTAGTTTTTAAACATTCTTTATTGCGATTTTTATACATTCCACCTCCTAAAACCACTGTACTAAAAACTACACTTACAAAAAGACCTGCAGTACCTATATGAAAACGTTTTGAATCAAAACTAAAACTTTCTCCAAATCTACACCAAGTCGCAAAATGTTGACAATTATCAAATAAAAAATTGTATTTACGTTTTCCAATTTGATCTCTTGCTTTTTGAACAATTTCATCTTCTGAAAATGGTATTCTATTACCATCTCCTAAAATTTGAAAAATACCTATATTATAAACACTATCTTCCACTACTTCACTCTTATCCAAACTCTTCCAAAATTTCCATGTCGTAGGTCTTTGAGGAGTACCAACTAAATGAATAACTTTTAAAGGTTCTAAATTAGAAACCACTCCAGCATGAAAATATGTTCCTCTATTAAAAATTAAGATTTGACCTAATTTTAATTTATCTTTACTTTTATCTATACATTTTTGTATAGATTGTTTAATAAAACTCATAGCATTTTCACTACGTTTATTTAATTTATCATTATATAATATTTGCAATGAAGATTCATCATGACCATCATGATGCTTATTCTCTCTAAATGATGATAAACATTTCGAACAACAACATAAATTCATTTGTTTAGCTTGTGGATTTAAAAAATCACCATAAACTTCACTATCATATAACTTAACTAGATATTCCTCTGACAATCTTTTAATATTGAAATTATATTTGACAATCAAATCATCAAAATATTTCTTCATTAAATTATTGTAAATATCATAATTTAAAAATGCTTCTCGTTGAAAATTATGCATTTTAACTATAGTTAACTCCTCCACTGCTTGAATATCACTAACATATTTAAGAGTTCCAATCATCGTTCGCAAATCTAAAATACCTACTATCCGTCTCAAAATTGGATGATACTTAAAACCCCTTTTAAGAAATTGGCATTCAGTTAATTCTTTAAATGGTTTATCCCATTTACCTGTTTTCATTGGATTTGTATATTCCAAGCCCATTTCAGTAAAACATTGTTCAACAGTAATTGCATTATACCATTTTGCTCGAGAACTTGTTATATTATCATCTCCAAATACAACTTCCCTAACCAATCTTATATAATCAGGTATAGTAGGATTCCTTCTCATTTCTTTCTTAAATAGCTTGAAAAATATCATAGCCTTATAAAATAAATTAACTAAACTATTGTAAATAGCAGTTAAAGGATGTCCAGAAGGTGTACTATGATTAGTCATATAAAATTCATTAAGTGTAACTGTTGGAGTGTACACTATATATAATAATATTTTCATAATTTGAGAACATTTCATTGTTGATCTTTTGGATAAAAATTCATTAATTTTAGTTTGAACTTGAGCTAACATTGAGCCATCCCAAGAACCAACATCTCCATCAAAACAATCTGAAGAGAATTCTGATAACCATGAGTATAAATAATCCCATTCTGAAGATAAGGGATTTATTCCAACTGCTATACCATTATTTATTCGATTAACTAATATTGAATTTACAAATCGTCCAAAAATTTTTCTAATTAAAATAGTATAATATAAAGGTGACATACTAAAACATCTTGGTTTATCAACTTTTTCCGGTGAATTTCTCAACTCATCTTTTAACTGAGTTGTAAAAACAACTAATTTTGGATCAAAATTGTCTCCTAAAATACTCTTCTCAAATTCTAGATATTCACTCAAATAAGGTTGATACAATGTACCATCCTTATAATTAATAATATCTTGTTTATTTTTACCCTGGAAATTAAACCCACAACTTGAATCTTTATTAATAGGTTTTAAATTACCAAAACCATTAATAGCTTCAGCTAAAGTCAAAGGTTCATTTTCAATTTTAGGAAACATATAGTCCATATAATCCATAGCGAAATCTATAGCTTCCATATCAACAAATTTAGTATCTTTGAATGATTTCTTTGCCATAACCTTAACTGTTTCTTTTCCATGAACTTTTAAGTTAGCTGGTTCCCTAACCTTCTCTATATCTTCAAAAATTTTTGAGGGTACATATTTTGTTTCATTGGGAACAAAGACATTATAATTATCTACATTATCAAGATCTATACGGTTCACATTAGAATCAAGGAAATTAATATAATAATCTGATTCTAAATCAGATTTAAATACATCTCCTTTAAAACGCTTACCTACTCCTGTCCAAAAATATTTTCCATCAATAGTGTCTTCATATAAAGCTACATGATGTCCTAAAATTGCACCTTCTTCATTAACTATTAATGAACCACATAAACCTTTACCTTCATATGGATAAGCAAAATCATCCTTATTAATTGACATAGTAACATATGGCTTTGAAATTTCCATAAATGAAATTTTTCCTAAACTCACAACCTCTTTGGGTGTAACTAAATAATATTTTTCATTAAATGATTTCTTTGGAGCATGATATTTTCGAAAAAGAGGTGGAACATTACTCATTTGAAACAAAGCCAAATCATTATTAAGATCTAACCGTTTAAGAGTACAAATAGTTGGTGTTATTAAACAACTTTCCCCACTCTCATTAAGAACACAAACCTGTATTTCATCACCTTCCTTCCAATTTCTATCCCGAACTATATCGTGACAGACAGTAGAAAAATTATAAGAATCATAAAAGAAAGCAACACTCGATAAAACTGCTCCTTCTTCAGTAGCATTTTTACATAAATGAACTTGTCTTACATTTTTAAAAATAGATAATAAGACTCCACTTTCTGGTTTAAATTTAATTAATTCAGACTGATTAGTAATACTTCCTTCTACAGATAAAGTTTGAATAGCATTTTTGACTTTTCTTTGAGATTGATAATCCAATGTTCCAAGATGTTGTTTAAGCAACATTTGAGACATCATTCGTCTAAATTTATCTTTAATATTGTCAATTGTAATAGTGACATCAGTCTCTAAAATTTGAAGAGAGCCCGCATATCTATAATACAAAGTCACAGTATCAATAAATTCATTATCTTTAAGAAGCAAATAATCTTTAGCTCCATTAACATCTAACCAAGTTTTAAGTATCCCTTTAATTTCTTTCTTAACCGGATCATCACTTTTAATTAAATATGATAATATAATTCCAAATACACTAACAAATCCTACAAATCCTGCAGTTAATAATGCAGGAGTTAAATTAAATTTATCTTTAATATTTTTAATATCAAAATTCTTAAATTTCTCAAGTGTTTCCTTAATAAAATTAATTAAGGTATGAGAAACATCTCGTGCTTTATCATAAACTTTAACTTTAATATAATCCTTGCCTTTCTTTATATAACTATCTTCAATTTTTGTAGAATCAGCTATAAGAGTATCTTCTTTTTCCTCTTGATTTAAACTTCCTAAAATATCCATTTGAATTTCATCACTTTGATTTGTGATTTCATCCTCATCTATAATATCTAAATCTAAAGGATCCATAATTATAGGGGTTACTTTATTTCGAATAAAATTTTGCTTCTTTACTTCCATTCTTTCTCTAACAAGAGTATTAAAATAACCTTGTTCAAATTCTTCATAAGAAACTTCTTTTATTAATTTCTTTATAAATTTTTGTTCTTTATTATTATATATATATTCATAATGCAATATTTTGCCTTTAATCACTCCGTCTTCTATATAAACTCCATTAAAACTCATGGTAATCATTCGTCTCAATGCTGCTTCTGGCTCATATAAATTATCAGTTCCATGAAAACTTAATTCTCCATCTAACGCTAAATTAGTAGTAGCCAATATAAGCCTTGAAGTAAAATATTTCTTACCCATTTGATTTAAATCAGCAACCATAACTGGCATAGATGCAGTTGATACAAAATCTAAGACATGACGTAATTCACCTGGACCTGTTTTACCTAATTCATCAATAAAAATAACATCTTCATTACGATAATTATCCATATAAGTTACTTCCTTTGCTGGTTTAAGAGTAATTGATCCTAAAGTATGATGTTTTCCCAAACCTGATAAAATTCTATTCATAATTGTTGTTTTAAACTTACCTGGGATACTATAAAAAGTTATCATTACGGGTTCTATTCTAGTTGGATTTGTCATATATTTAATAGCTTTTGCTACTTCATCAAAAGCATTATGTAAATTATAAAATTGTTTTGATACACATGCAGTTGAATTCTTATAAGCCAACAAATATAAGTCAACTTTTCTACTAATTATTTCAACTTCTTTTCTAAAAGCACTCTTAGTAATACACTTAGAGTCTTCTTTATATTGATCTACCACATTTTTCATATCTTCTAATAGTTTATATTTAAAATATTCTGGATAATTCATTGCCAAATAGTCAAAAATAAAATTAAATTTTTCAGTTTTAAAAAGTCCATTACATATATTAAACATTGCAGAATAAATACATGAACACAAATCTTTTAAAACGGAGGTTTCATCTATAAATTTATAAGAAGTATATTTTCCCAATCTATGAAAAACAGATCTCAATGGACCCGGTAAATGTTCTAAAATAAAAGTTAAAGACAATGCTTCTACTACATTTGTTTGTAATGTTGCACTGGTTTCAACTTCCTGATTAGCATAATATTCCATCAACTTTTCTAAACCAAAAACCGTTTGAATAAAAGTAACAACTGTTGAAACCATATTCATAATAATAAAACCCATTGATGCATGAGTTTTAACCATATAAATTAAATTAACTAGTGAATTCGTAAACATATATGTTTTACATATTGATGACATTATACTTACTCCTTCAAAAACTTGACCAAATTTTGTAGAAATCATGGTTGGTAATTCTTGAAAATTTTTAATTAAGGAATTAACATCCATACTTAAATTATTAATAGAATCCACACTAGTTTTAACCATTTCAGTTATTTTTGGTATTGCAGCACTCGCTTCACAAGAAACATCTTTAAAGGCTTGAGCTGCATTATTCATATTTTCTTTTACATCAGAAGGCAATAACCAACTTTGTGTGGTAATTGATGAACAACCTACTACCCATCGTGATAATATCACTGGGTTATTACAAAGAACTTTATTCATACAATGAATACAATATCCTTTAGACATAAACTCATTTAATTTTCTTTGTATTTTACTTTTAAGTGATTTACCACTTAAAACATTTATTATTGAATCTATCTTGCTGCAAGATAATTCAAACATTGATTTATATTCCTTCATATAAGAAGGAACATTTAATTCTTTACAATTACAAAATATACTACTTGATGTAACATCTTGGAATATAATTCGTAAATCAAAATCTATTTGTTGTTGCTCTACTAAAAGTAATTTAGTAACAGCAATCAAATTATTATTATTTAAAACTTTTTCAATAAAATTATTGTTTGTATAATTTTG